TTCCTCCATTTCTCTCGCCGATCGCTGTGAAGTATGTGATTTTGTTTGCTCTAATTTGTGATCTGAATCGAGTTTACATAGATGATACGTAGTATTCATCATGTTGGGCTTTAAGTTTTCCTTTTTCTACAGCTTTGAAATCTAGACATTTATATTTCTTTAGGTAAAAGAACATTGTGGCATCAACTGCTAGACGTAATTTTGCTATTTGGGTGGCGTCAAAAGATGAATAATCCCATTCAAGTGTATAGCAATATTCACGTAGAAAGGTGACTGCCTCTTACATAGCTTATGGTGTTTTGGCCAGAAAAAAAGCTGGCTCATGTTCTTTAAACCATTGCAGGAGCATATAGTTTATGTAACCTTAGCGTGCCTTGACCGAACCTGAGGGGTTGGTTATGGACCTTGGCTTTGTGTCTCCAAGATTTGATTTTTTATCTTTTACAATTAAGTCATGACTTTCCTGTGTTTTTACGAACATAAGACACCTGTCACTCTTAGAGACGTTCTTATCCCAATCTTGTCTATATTTGTTTGCTTTATGCTTGTCCGTGTCGGCCACATGTGCTAAATATCTTTATTTTTGTTCCTCACTGAAATCTATCTTTAATCCCGATTATTGCATTTATTTTACTGTATTCTCTAGCCACCAGCCTGAGAAGAATACAAAATCGTCAGCAACGTCTTTTTAGAGTGAAACTCTAGCTCCGGCTTGGCGATTAAGTTCGCAGTGGAACAAATTTATTGGACATCTTTAGACAAAATTTTGTGTCATTTGCGCTTCTGATTATGAATCTTGGCATATTAATAACTATGATTTAGTGTTAGAACATGCGCAGTAATTTTGCCACTCATCCATGGGAGGTATTTTTGGTAATGTGAATGAATTTGGCCCCAGTTCATATTTGTATTTTGGTAATACTGAACGATTCCACCCCTTCTTGTACATGTCTTTGATCATCTCCATTGAGATATGGTGCGAGACCGGAATTTCTGAGGGATCAGTTGTCTACATATATTGACTTATATGGACCGGGATTTGTGGGTATTGTATTTAGAAGGGAACGATTTAGTGTACGTAAAATTGTTGTGCGATTAGATTTGCTAGGGCTAAGCTTCTGCCTCTGAGAATTGTTCCTCTAGGAAGAGTTCCGTTACGAACAATACCTTGTTGTCCTATGAATGTTGCGTGACCTTGTGCACCTACTCTTCTGCTATAATATTCAGGGTAGTCTTCTGTGTTAGTGGGATAGGTTGGTGGGACAAGGATCGGAAGGGGTCGACCACGGAAGGTTGCAATAGCTACATTGATTCTATGTCTGAACACTTGAAGCGCGTTTGGGTTTCTGAATCTTTCAAGATCTCTATCTCTTATGAATTTTCCATCTTAATGGAGGCCTTCAAGGAGGTCATATTTGTAGCAACAGTTTTGTACGGCTACTTATTTTTGGTCAGCCCGATCAGTGAGTTTTTCTGTTGGATAACAACAATATGTAATGTAATGGAGGGCTTTCTCGATCGCTCCGTAAACCCGTGTGTGTTACAATATTTATAATAAGGATAGCTTGACGCCTGAGTTTGCTAGCTGTTAAGGGTAGAGACATCTAAACAGTCTGCTTTTCCAACATGAGGTATTTTCATAATTCATCTCACGAGACTTTACAGGTGTGGCCTACGTAAGTGGTAGATCTTGCGTCAAGATGGCTATTTGTTGAGAGGTGAGCGAGCGAGAGTAGGTGTTTTTTGTTGCTACAGTCAAATTAGCTCCGAGTCTGCCTGTTTGGTTGTAATTCATGCCGGCTATGCAATTTGTAATTGAGAAGTTTTGGCTGTATGAAGACCCGTTTCTTCGCTGTATTACCCAATACCCGTATGCTATATTTGTA